GGCAATTCAGCGCCCCCGGCAGTAACGACATGCGAAAATGGGTGCCACTCAGGGGTTCGCCGTCCAGGTTGAAGGTCATGCCGTGCGGAGCGTTAATCTCAAACCAGGCCGACTGGCTGTCGATGATGTTTGGACTCTGCTCTGGCCTGGTCAGGGTGGTGAGCAGGGCAGGGAGCAGCTCGTCGGCGGTAAAAATACGCAATTGCAGCTGCCCGTCGTTAATCAGCGCATCGGGGCAAAGCTGCTGCCCGCCGCCCGCCTGACGGCCGTTACCGATGCCAATTACCAGCGCGTTGCCTTTCCACTGGAAGTTCTCCCCCGTGATTTCACAGCTGTCGGGTTTTAACAGGTCCATCCTGACCAGCCCATGAAGAAGATAAGAAACTCCGCCAAGGGCGCCTTTCAGTTTTTCCGGCGTTTCGCTGGTTATGCGGGTGCCAAAGCCGCCCGTTGCCATATTGATAAAGCAGGTTTTGTCATTAACCTGAGCGATATCCACCGCCGTGGCTTTTCCGGCAATCGCCAGCTGAAGGGCTTTGTCGAGACTCTCTGGTACCCCCGCGCTGGTGGCAAAGTCGTTGGCGGTACCAAGAGGTAAGATCCCCAACGCCGGGCGTCGGGATTCCGGTAGCGCAATCAGCCCGGTAGCCACTTCATTGATCGTGCCATCGCCGCCGCCGGCGATTACCGTCTCCACGCCCAGCTCGCAGGCTTCCTCGATATACCTCGCCGCGTCGCCTTTCTCCCAGGTCACACGCACGTGGATCACCACGCCTTCATCGCGTAACAGGGTTACGGCCTGGCGTAAAAGGTCGTTGCCGGCCCCTTTGCCATTGAGAATTAATAAACTTGCCGGATAGGTTGCCATCCACGTTGCTCCTGTTCGGGTCTCTCAGAAGTGTATCGCAGCGCGAGGAAAAACGGTTAAGAAGAGGATGAAAGGCAAAAAAATAAGCCTGCGTAAGGGAGATTTAACCCCCTTACAGCAGGGGCTTTCAACGGTGCAATGCGGGTTTGCGCGGCACACAAGACCATTGAAAGCCACTATTAAACACTACATTGTGGACACTGTGTGGACACTGGCGACCACTCCACCCCGTAGCGGATTTAGCGTAATTGCGTCCTGAAGGTATTCAGGGGCAAAGTGCGCATACACCATCGTTTGTTCAATTCGTGAATGCCCTAAAATCCGTTGCAATGTGATGATACTCCCGCCGTTAATCATAAAGTGAGTAGCGAAGCTATGCCGTAAAGCGTGAGTCGCCTGTCCTGCGGGTAAATCAGGTTTTAATTCCTTCATCAACCGCCTAAAAGCCGGGTAGTTAGCGTCAGGGAACAGGAATCCACGCTTATTGCCGGTCACAAGTGCCGCCACTTCGTCCGAGATCGGAACGGTTCGCGGTTTGTTCGTTTTGGTTTTAACGAACGTACATCTGTTGTGAATTACGTTTTCTGCTTTCAGTCGCGCCGCTTCACCCCACCGCGCGCCTGTGCTAAGGCAAAGAATCGCAATCTTTTTGTTATCCCCGTCGAGCCTTGAGAGCAACAGGGATATTTCATCCTGGGTCAGATAGCCTGTTTCCGGCTTCTCTTCCTTAAGCCTTTTCATGCCCCTGATAGGATGTTCACCGAAGAACAATTCCGCATCTATCAAGGCCGTGAACATTCCGCTAAGGCAAGTGAGGTCACGGTTGATACTGGCCGGTTTAATACCTTGCGTCCTGCGAACTGCTGAGAACTGACTTAATAGCGCTTTCGTAATCTGAAACGCGCAGGGGTCATCAGTAATCTTTATAAACATCTCAATTTTGCCAAGATTCGATTTACCGTGCTCCTCATGCTTACCTTTCAAATCCCACCATACTTTAGCCAGCTCTGACAGATGCCGCTTATCTGCCGGTTTAGCTAGCCAATCTTTATTGTGGTGGTTGTACTGAGTGTGTTTTTCAAAAGCGACAGCCTCGCTTTTCTTGTCGAACTTCCGACGGATGCGCTTTCCGTTACGCCCGGTCGGTCTAATGTCCACTTCATATCGACCATCATCGAGCTTTTTAACAGACATAAAGCCTCCCGATGATGTTACTGCGTACTTCAATTTTCTGATTTACATAACAAAAACTCACTGTGCATTTACTGCACAAATAAGCGCCGTAAATAGTTAACCAGTTTTCTGGTCTGAGTGGGGTGACGTTGTTGTCTGCTGCCCAAAGTGCGCGAGAGCCGGTGCAATCTGCCCAGCTTCGGGTGTTATTTGATCAGTCATAAACCACAGCGTGTACTTCGTAAAACGCGGGTGTTGAAGGATTTTCATGATTTGTTCAATCCCCGGCTTTTTATCGCCAGCTTCATAGCTGCAAAAAGAACCGTAAACAATACCAGTTAACTCACTGAATTCTTTCCTGTTTAACCTTTCTGACTCTCTTATCAGCTTGATTTTTTCATGGATCTGTATTGACATAAAATCACCTATAGTTGAACATTATCACCTATCGTAGATTTATATAACCGATAGATGAATCACCTTTTAGAGCAATTAATCCCTATTTAGAGCAATTAAACACACTAAAGGAGAATCGTAGCAGATGAACAACCAGCTTGTAAGCAGAACAGATGCGGTTCCATATCAGGAGTTTGCCCGTCTAATTGGCAAAACACCTGCAGCAGTTAAGGGAATGATTGAGAAGGGTAAGCTGCCTGTGGTTGAGATGACCGATCCCCAATCAACCAGTGGCCGAGCAGGGGAATACTGGGTTTACCTTCCTGCATGGAATAAGGGCATGAAAATGGCCTATGACAGTCGTCCTAAAGAAATCCGCGACGGTTGGCTCATGTGGTTAGGATTGGGGGAGCCTGCTTAATGAATGAACCCCGCTGCATTGCTCAGTTACTCCGTAACGAAAGCCCAAACCCGATTAACTTCCACATCACACATGGTCGCGGTCGTAAGGGCATCATCATCCGCACCCGTAAGACGGGCATCCTTGCCGACTTTAAGCGCTATATCAAATCCCGAGGTTTAGCATTATGACGGTCATGACTCTTGCGTTAGTTCAAAAACAGCCTGTCGCTTTGCGTGTAGTTATTGGTAAACATCTTGCGAAGTCTCGTTGGCAGGATACCTGCGGCTTCTACAATCAACTGATGGAACGCGATCGCATGACTATCTGTTTTCATGCGCAGTTAAAACAACGTCATGCGATGACACGTTTCGAGGAAATGAACGACTTCGAACGCGAGCGCTTGGCTTGCGCGATTGATGAACTCCGGGGCGCATTTTCTAAACGTCGTCAGGTCGGAGCCAGTGAGTCAGCGTATATTGAGTTTTTAACCGTTGCTCAGCGCCGAACTTTATTTCTACATGCCGGATTAACTGAGCTTGAATTTAATCAGCCCTACTGGCGTATTGACAACAAAGATTGCTACTGGCGTGAAAAATTATTCCGTGCGTTACGTGAATTATTTAGTTTGTTTGAACATGCCCCGACGGTATTAACAGCGGTTAAGCCTGAGCAGTATTTGCATTAATTAAATACCAGTTTCTTTTAACGCGTTTAACTACGTGGGGCATCTTTTTATCTGGAGTAGGGCAAATGGAAAAGAGAATTTTAATTACACGCGGTAGCACTAAGGCTCTGCTGGCGCTTGCCTCAACTGAGGCGCAACTGGTCATGGCGACTCGTTTCGCATCAGCGCTTGATTCCCTGATAGCTCATATCTGTAAATCAGAAATGAATCGGACGGAAATCATCGAGCTGTTGGGGCAGGAGTCAGAAAAGCTTCATAACTTAATTTTAAATCAGCATTAAAACAGTAAGGGAATAAATGAGCATTAATATTGTAGTTGATAATAAGTACGTAATTACCAGCGATCAGTTTCAGTTCATATTGCAGGAAAAGAAAGTCGCTAAGTCCGGAAAAAACGCCGGTAAAGAATGGCTCGATACTGTTGGTTTCTATCCGACTATTAATAAAC